TGAAAAACCGCTATAGCCTGAAATACCAGTATAACCGCTTGTACCAGTATAACCAGAAATACCAGAGTAGCCACTTATGCCGGAATAACCAGAAGTACCTGCTGCGCCCTGCGCACCTGTAGTGCCAGCTGTACCAGAGTATCCTGAAGTACCTGCGGCTCCTTGCGCACCTGCAGTACCAGCTGTACCAGAATAACCAGAAGTACCCGAGAAACCACTATAACCACTCGTACCTGTAAAGCCTGAATAACCAGAAGTGCCTGTAGCTCCTTGAGCGCCTTGTGCGCCTGTAGTACCTGCTGTACCGGAATACCCTGAAGTGCCAAAACCAGAATAACCAGAAGTACCCGAGTCTCCTTTTATTTGACCAACATCACTCCAAGTTGATCCGTTATATACCCATAAGTGACCAGTATCTTCTGCGATAGCGCCGTTACCAGTTACTGCACTCGGGAATGCTGTATTTAAAGTTGTTTGAGCATTACCACCCACTGTAGGTACTGTGCCAATAATGGTAATAGATGTACCTGTTGCTCCAGAATAACCAGAAGTGCCTATACCAGAGTAACCAGAAGTGCCGGTTGCACCTTGAGCGCCTTGAGCACCGTTTGAACCAGCTGCTCCTTGAGCACCTTGCGCGCCGTTTACTCCAGAGTAGCCGGAAGTACCAGCTGCTCCTTGTGCACCTTGTGCGCCATTAGCTCCCTGGGTACCTGCTGCACCTTGAGCACCTGCTGAACCTGTTGCGCCTTGTGCACCTGTAGTACCAGAATAACCAGAAGTACCTATTGCACCAGTAGCGCCTTGAGCACCTTGTGCTCCAGTACCACCGCCACCACCTCCTGATAAACCGGGAAATAAGTTTCTATTCCAATACATGGCTTACCAAGTAGTTGCACTAAGCTGGACTCGTTTCCAGATATTAGTACTTGTATTGACGTAGTTAGTAGTACAGTAATAAATGTAGTTAGTGTCAAAGGCTACTGTACCCGCGACATCTCCTGGTGCACCGTACGAGTGAGCCGGTGCATAAGGACCGATTAATAAACCGTTAACAAAGTTAAGTGCACTCACACCACTAACTTCTATAGTATTAGCAGTAATGTTTAAATCATTAAATGCACTTATCAGCATTGTGCCTGTTGAAAGCGGGCCAATATCTAAGTTATTAGCTGAAGTAGTGCGTGTTTGCATTCCACTATAAAGAGCGTGGTCGCCTAATCTAATCTTGCGAGTATATAAACCAAGCTCCCCGGTTATTTCGGTACGGGCATGGGTTGCACTGACACTATTTACTGAAGGTACATATATACCTGGTGAGTATGGAGAGTAGCTAGCGTATGAACCGATAAAAATACTTGAATCATCAGTCGTACCATAAAGTAATAACCCCTCATTAGAGTTATCAGCTATTGGCCATTGCGGTCTGTCTGCTATTACATATGCAGTACCGTTAAGTATGTCATACCCGCTTAAAGTATTTGTTCTATAAAACTCTAACCAATTACCACCGTAAATAGATTGTCCGCAATCATCAATAAGCTGTGTTGATGAACCGTAATGTTGAATGTAGCCGTTATTAGAACTTAAAGCAATATTACCGTTTTCAAATGTATTGCTTGTACCAATAAGATAACTTGTAGCTAATGTACGTAACACATTATATGCACTTATTTGCATTGTATTACCATCGCCTTGTGGTATAATAGTTAAGTTATTAGAACTTATTGAACTTGTACCGAGGTTACCGTAAAGAGGTTTAAAGCCAACGTTTAACTGTTGTACGTTAACACCGCCCGGGCCGGTTATCTCAACAGGCCATTTATTATTGCTGTTGTTTACAGATGGTAAATAAATACTAGCAGTTGATGGAGAGTAGTTTGAATACGAACCAATAAAAATACTCGAGTTTAAATTTGAACCGTAAAGTAATAATCCCTCAGTAGTACCGCCGTCTATCGGCCAAATAGGTCTATCAGAGATTGTATAAGCTGTACCGTTAAGTATTGTATAACCACTTAAAGTATTTGTTCTATAAAACTCTAACCAATTACCACCGAATATGGATTGACCGCAATCATCAATAAGTTGAGTACCAGGGCCGCCTGTATAATGTTGTATGTAACCGTTATTAGAGTTTAATAAAATGTTACCGTTATAAAGTGGGTTAGAAGTACTTAGAGTAACACTAGCGGCATGTATTGATATTAAATCGTTAGGTTTTCCTGCATATAAACCGTAGTTAGTTACCTGTACGTTGTTAACATAAGGGTTGCCACCACCCGCGCTTAACGCTATAATATTATTAGTATTAGTAACCGTTTGTGCACTTAATGCAGAAATAGCATTAGTTGTATTAGTAGCCCCGATTGAACTTATAGCGGATACAGCTAAGGTTAAAGCAGAAAGCTCGCTATTGACATTAGTAAAGTTCTGATTTAGCGTTGTACGGCTATATGTAAGAAAATCAGTAGGTTGTATGGTTGTAATACTAGCCATGGGCGGTTTATATTATTTAGTATAAACGACTGAATGTTTATACTGTAAGCCAAGTATATGTATTACCATCCCAGGTAAATGTAGCGTTTTGCCAATCAATCTGCATTGGGTTGACCGTAACGACCTGTATACCGCTCAAGGCATAAGGTTGTTGGAATGGTAATGCAGGTTGATATGTGTCTTTTGATAAAATAGAATATCCAGCATCATTAACTACAATGATATCGAAAAATCCGCCGTTTGCAGCATCTGCTGGTGCTTGGTAGTTAACTACTAGTTTATTATTATTAACAATAGTGTAGTTTAAAGCAGGAACAACATTCGGCAAACTAGGGTAAGTAGCAGACATCGACGGTACTGTAGAAAACGAAGATAATGTCGTTACATCAGTATATCCGAACATACCAGGCACTGACCCGCTCAAATAAACAGCATTGGTATAGTTGTACATATCTCCCAACAACGTACAAGTACCTGAAAGACTTGTAGGGGTAATCCAACGATCTGTGAACTGAGTAAAGGGACGCGCTGAAACAGTTGCTGTTTCTTGATAAGAAGTACCACCCACGTCATTTAACGCATTGTAAATGGAACCATATGCACTTTCATTTTCAGGCACTGCTGAAACCGCATAAAAGTTGCTATCGATTTTAAATATTCTACCCGCTGGGCTAACATCAGATTTAAATAACCACCCTTTTATGGTAAATGTGGTATCGCAAGAAACTCTATATATTTTAGTAGCATCAATATCTGTAGGGTAACCCATTTTTAACTGTCCATCCCAGAGAACTTCTGTTCTTATTTCAGTACCAGGCATTGCTTCATTGGTAGTAGAAATAATAAAATATGGGTCACTCCATGGAACAAAGTTGCTAAGGATTTGATCCATATCTGTCTGAAACTTAGTTAAAATACTAATGCTAAGACTAATATTAATCGGTACAGGTTGTAATGTATGAGTACTAGCAGTATCGGTAGAATTAACGTTATAATAGTACCCGTCTAGTTTATTAAAGACTCTATTAACATCACGAGATATTGCGTTTATGTTAAAAGCTACAACAGGAATCGTTATTGTCTGCGCTTTATCAACAATATCAAATAAAACTCTTTGTTTTGGAGAGTAAACATAACGAACAGCAACAGCCGCACCAGGATTACGCTGGTTATCAAAGCGTTTTACTATGGCTCCATCGAAAGCTTGTAAAAACTGGGTTAATAAATCCTTTATTTCCCAGTGATAGTTGTATTGTTGCACAAACTATACTTACTCGCTTCTATGTATTCTGTCTAAGAAGTGCTTCGGCAATTTGTTTTCGTACTTACTAATGATAGTACTAGCTAATCCGTCAATAATATATGTACAGCTTTCATCTTCTTTGGTTCTAGTACATCTACCACATGCCTGGATTAAGTTTATGAACATTTTCATACGATACCAATCCGGATCTTTCTCGGCTAACATCTTAATTCGCTTATTTCCCAATGGGAGATACGGTAGTTTTATGATAATTTGCCATTTTCCCAGGTCTCCCTTAAGATCTAACCCCATAGTTAATGAAGGGCTAACCAAAACTGTAGGGTCAGTGCGTAAAGAATGCTCTTTTATGATAGTTTCATTAGTAGAACCCTCTTCTCTATACAAAAATCTTCGTGTATTAAGCTTTCTTTGCAGTTCCTGAGTGATTTTAAACGTGTGAGTATGTATAATACCCTTTTCGTCTTTGTGATAGTTAGCAATTTTCACAGCCTCTTCAATAGCTTTTGGTAAGTTCTTCTCCATAAGCTTGTGACTTAATGGTAGTTTATCACCTATCACTATCGGGCTTCTTTTTGGGTCAAAAGTTGACTGTAGTTCTATATACTTGTAATCTGTTATACCCAGGTTTTTTGCAAAAATATCACGATCTACAATAGTAGCACTCATAAGAACCACTACTTCTGCAAAGTCAAACAAACAGTGAGTGAGTCTATCTATTTTTAATGGGGTTACAATGACTTTTTCTGCGTCTTTTTCAACAATATACTGTGCATCATCCCAGTGATTAATAGTATGTTTGATAGCATCACATAAATCTTTACGCTGTCTTTGTTTTGCTAGTTCTATTTTGTTTTTTTCGTAGCGAGCACGCTCATTAAAACTATCAATAACATCTTCTACTGCACCTTGTACGTCTAATAACCAGCCTAACACCTTAGGTTGTGCTTCGCTAGTTAGTTTTTCTACTTTTACGTCGAGATAAGCTAAAGATTTATAGTTTATAACAGCAGAAAAGTTCTTAACGATTTCGTCTTCTAGTTCCGACGCCTCATCACAGACTATTATCTGCCGTCTTTTAACGTGATCAGGTAAATTGAAGAATGAAGCATAGTTTAACACTGTAAACTTGTCAACTAACGCTTCATTGCGCATTTCATAATACGGACAAATACAGTTATTCCAGCAGCTTTTCTTTTGATTAGGAGAAATAGTACAAGGTGCCTGATCTACAGTAAAACTATCGTCAATTTCACACTGATAGTTAGATTTGCCCTTAAAAATGGTACTGTCGTCAAACAAGCTAGCGTACTGATCTTGTAAAGCTTTAGTAGTAGTGAGTGCAAACAGCCCGTGATTAGGAAAACGATTAAAAACAGGCGGAAAATCTTTATCAAACGCTTGATAGTTATCAACAAGCTTTACATACTCAGGATCTGCACTATTAGTAGTATTAGAAAGAGTTTTACTGAAGAAAGATTTACCTGATCCAGTAGGTGCTTGTACAATAATAAACTTAGCACCGGAATTAACTGCTTCCTCTATCTGTTGTAAACCAGTAACCTGATGTTCTCTAGGTGTGTGTTTGTCAGAAAAGTAAGTTAGTATTGGTTTGTCTATCTTCATTAATAAAAAGACAAGTATACAGTACTTTATGAAAATTACAAGGCCGAAATCGTCATTACACTGTCATAAAACCGGCTATTTTTGACCTTTGTTACCCCTTTAAGAGCTATCAACAGATCAAAGTCATTTTCAGCAAGAGTCTCTAGCTTATAATCGAAGTTTATCTTGTTTAGATCTCCTTCAACAGCATACGGAAACGGTATTTCAAATGTTTCTCTTTTCTTTTCGTTAACCAGTATAAAAGACATGTAGTTTCCGGATAGTTTATACAATAAGAGCTTACCACTTTTGTAAGTCTTATGTTTAAAGTTGAAACTAACCTCTCTTTGCAGAAAAGGTTTCATTAAGTTGTCTATTTTGTCGGTCATGCGTGCATGAATGATACTTTTTGTGCTTCTGGCATCTTAGATAAGACCCGGTTAAAATATTCCCAAAACTCATCAGGTGGGGTGGTTCGAATAGCTCTTACTATTTCTACACTCTCTGCTGGAACTAACCTAAAATCTTGCATGAATATATCCCAAGTCATTACTAATCCCTTTTGTCTAGGGTTAAACTTTAAATGGCCTGGAGCTCCGTGAAAGTTCAATGCTGTTCGTCCTGGTATACTATTTAATAGGTTAGTATCGTTAGTTGCAAGCATTCTTCTGTGGTCATTACCGGGTAAAGGTCTACGCCTTATGAACCTAAGCTCTACAGCATGGCTGTTTAGTATTTGTTCTAATGTACCCGGGGACATCCATATTACTTAGTAGCAGGAGTTGCTCTACCGAAAATACGTTCTTCGTTAAGAAATACAATGTTCTTTAAACCGTTCATTTTTGCACATTTTAAGCCAAAGTTACTTGGAAAAATAACGTGCTCGCCAACTTTAGTTTTGCAACGAGGTCCAGCAATGATAACCTTAGCTACACGCCAAGCAGATTGAACCACATTAGCAGGTACGAAAATACCTTCTCTCATGATTTCAGTATTATCTTCATTACAATCTGCAAACTGACACATTAAAAGATCATCCAATAAAGATGTAAGTGTCCAATCTGTAAGATTTAAGTCTGAACCGAGATAGTTCTCAAGACGTACCAAACCTTTAGTATTGTCTGTTTCTACTTGTTCGTTTGCCTCAAGAGCTTTATGCTGATCGGCACGACTCATGCCACTTTGCTTAATATCTCTTTCGATTTTATGTTGTAGATTTTTCTTCATTTGGTATTTTTAAGTTAAATTGCTCTATATACTGATTTACCTCTCTTATGGAGATTTCAAGGTTATTAGCTACCTTTCTAACGTTCTCAGTATTCTTTTTAATGACTTCTTTTTTAGTCTTTTTAATGTAACTGATTCTCTTAAATTTACAACTAGGTATAATAGTTTTTAGAGCAATGTACCAGTCTTTGTTATTCTCATAACATCCCCAGTATCTATTGGTAGTTTCATTAACGATATGTGCAACCGGTGTAGAGTGCATGGAACACCAACGCTGGATAAGGAATGGTTGAAATTCCTTATCCTCGTTAAGGCTGCTTATATCAGATTCTTTAGCTTTATAAAGAATCTTGTTAAGATGGTCGAACATTAAACAATAATCTTAGCAGTTGCTACAAAGATATTATCTACCATTCGATAGAACTGCTGATGCACTTGTAGTTGAAACTTCTCTGCATCTGCAGGTGAAAGATTAGTACTAAATGCAAAAGCAGGAGCTTTCTTACCAGCACTAATATTAATACCTGTATGACCGATAGCTACATTATCTTTCGAGTATGTAATACTAACAGAAGCTTTACCTTTTTGCTGTACAATACCGCCTTGATTATGTTCTGCATGTACAATCAAGTCATCGCCCTTCATTTCAATAGGTTTTTTAATGTATGTGTGCAAAGTATTAGCGATTGCAGTGTTAAACAAGCGCTGAAAACATACTGCACCAAATGGGTCTAAGTTAGGTATTTCCCAGCAGAAGTTAATCATAGAATCACTATAGATATAGTCTTTTTCTAGAGAATCTTCTAAGTCAATAAGGTTTAATGTAACTTCTACAGGAGCTACATAGCTAACAATATTACCCACAGCCAGAGTCTTATCTCTGAAATACTTATAAGCAAAACGCTTGTGAATAAAATCGCCGTTATATATTTTTTGATCTGTAATAATCATAGTAGTATTATAAAATGTATTTTAATATTTTCCAGCTCTAGCTTTAACTAAAAACCAGTCTTGACCTAAGTTGAACTCTTGTGTAAAGTTCTTTAAGCCTGGAGAAGCATGCGTGACAGCAATATTAGTTGTACCGAGTTTTAGTTTAGCTTTATTGCATTGTAAGCTAAAGTCTAAATCGTAAAAATGAAACTTAGCAGGACATGTTTCGTCAAAGCGAACACCAGCTTCAAAAACCTTTTTAGGGTTGAAAGCAAGAAACAGTCCATCTAGGAGTGCAACTCTACCATTCTTACCAAAAGTGGTATTAAACACACTGTTATTACTAATGTCTACATGGTTAACGCTGCCTTTTAGGCCTTCTTTTGCACACATTAAATGCCATAGTACTGGTGTTTGTATTTTAGGATTAACACCCCCAGCTAAACCTACAACATCGTACTGTTTGAAAGCTTGTTTTAATTTTTCAATCCAGTTTTTATCTGTAATGAGTACGTCATCATGTGTTAGTACCAGTATACAGTCTTCGTCTTTGTACTGTTCAATAAAAGAGTTGTAAACTTTAGCTATAGAGGTCTTATTGTTAAAAGTCCCGTTTACAGTCTTAACATTGTCTAGCCCTTCACTGTTAACAATAGTGTATTTGCTTCTTTCTTTAAGATTTGAATAAGAAGTAGCGGTTGAACAAAAACCAATATATACATTCATTAGTCTTGTATGATAGTTTCAACAGGCAGGTTAGGAAACTTTTTAGTTAGACCTGTAGGCGTAACACTCTCTTGTGTAGAACCATCATTAAAAATATAAATGTTATTTAACCTGATATTATTATCATTAATAAGCTCTGCTAGTTCAAACATACGTTTGCGATGTACTTCTGTGTGATCAGAACATACATCACTGTGTGCGGTGAACAATAACGCTTCTACTAAGAACTGTTTATCTTCTATTTTTAATTGCTGTAAGCCTTTCATATAGTGCTTACAGTATAAAGGTTTATAAAAAAATATCTACTATTATTTTTGAGTAACTGATATTTGATCCAGTCTTTGTGAAATATGTTCCAATATTCTGTCCGTTTCACTTTGTGGTTTAGGATCCATGTAATGTACAACTATAGAAGTTATACTACCAATTAATGCAACCCAAATAGCTGTTTGAAAATGCCAACCGAGCTTATTATTTTCAGTGTGTTTAGTATTACACACTCTGAGGCGCTCCTGTAAATCGACTATCTGCTCTCTAAGCTCTATTTCTGTATGTGCTAAATCATTTTGCAACGTAGCTACCTGTTGCATGAGGCTAGGTTGACCGTTACCATCTCGGACGATTTTACTTATGTTTTGTAATTCCGTCTTAACGTTTACGATATCCCTGTTTATATAATCTATAGCGTCGTTTGGCACGCTAATACTTAGAATACAAAGTATGGAGACTTGTGCTTAAATCTTCCTGCAGGTACTATACTATTGTAATCCTGTATTGCGTATACAATACCCTCTTTTAAAGATTCACTACCTTCAAATTCAGTAGAAGAAAAACACCCGGTGGCTGGATTTGCAAACAAGGTGCTAGCACTTCTGGCTAAATACGTTTTGTTAGTTTTATTATTAAAAGCCCATATAGCAAATGTGCCTTTAAGTACTTCCATAGCTTCCGATACCTGTTTTTTAACTTCTAGCATACGAGGTATAATACAGCTATCAGTTCTACCTATAAAATCTTCGTCAGGAAAATACTCTTTACACAAACTCTCAAAATTACTAATAATACCATTATGAGCAACTATCCAGTCTCCATAAGTGAATGGGTGATTGTCTCCAGGTTCAAACGATTTTGTTTCTACAGTTGGACCTCGAGAATGATAAAGATAATAGCGACCTTGAGTGTCTAAACCTGGCGGGTTAAAACAGTCTACAGGTTCTTTAAAAATGCCTTCAGTTTTATTCACCTGGTATTGATTGTTAGTATCAAACACCAACACTCCAGAGCTATAGTAACCCCTAGCTAGGTTATCTTTATACAAACTAAAAGCTTTGTCTTTATTATTACTGCCCGCTATTCCGCACATATGTAGATTTAGTATAAGGTTGACATTCGTACTTAGCCCAAGGTACCTCTTTTGCATAAGGAATTGGGTCTATTATTTTATTATCAATAAAAGCTT